GCGCAGCACGCTCCCAGATCTCGACATGGCGCAGGTCGCGATCGCCGGGGTTCACCCAGCGCAGCGCCACCGCCCGCGTCTGCCCCACGGCGACCAGTCCGGTCGGCACGCCGGGCGCGGTGGTGTCGACCACGCCAAGGCCGTTGATGGTCGCGCTCCAGGCGCTGCGCACCAGACCGGCTACGGCACGCACCCGAACGTCCAGCAGCTGGCCCACAACCACCGGCGCGATGATGTAGCGGGTTGTGCCAGCCGGCACCTCGGCGCTACTCCACGCGCCGGGTCCGGCGGAGACACGCCATTGCACCTCGGTCGCGGTCACGAAGGCGTGGGGCGACGCGGTCCAGGTCAGCTCGAGCGCTGGCATCGCCGCCCCATCGGCATTCAACGCGGTGGTCGCGATCAGCACCAGGTCCTGCGGCACCGGGATGGTAAGCGGGTCGATCAGGGTGGTGTCGGGCGCCTCGGGGTATTCCGAGGGGTCGTCGTAGAGCCAGGCGTAGCTGGCGGCACTTTCCTCGCGCAGCGTCAGGTTCACGACCCCGGTCTGGGGATCGAAGGTCCAGGACACGACGCGGAAGGGTTTCGCCGCAAAACCGAAGTCGGGCAGCGTGACGCTCAGCATCTGCCAGACGACGTAGCGTAGCCCGGCATAGCGCACCGGGCAGCGGATCGTGAGGCTTTCGCGCGCCCGGTCCAACAACATCTTGGCGAGTCGCTGGGCCCGCACGCCGTCGATGGTGAATGGGAACTCGACATCGCGCCAGATGACCTCGCCATCCAGTGCCTGCAGGCCGGCATTGGTCCAGGCCGGGAATTCCGATTGCTGCCACGCCTGCGCTGGATTGACGAATGTTCCGCGCACCGAATTGAACAGGTCGCTCCGGGTCGGCAGTGTCTCGAGCTCGATCGAGCCGGCCATGTCGGAAATGCCGAGGCTGCCGGTCGGCGCCTCATATCCGCCGGCATAAAGCCGGTGCTGGCCCTGCACATAGGTCATGGTGCCGGCGCAGGAGGTCAGCATGTCCTCCACCACCTGGATCGGCGCGACATCGGTGGTGAACACACCGTCCAGCTCGTAGCGTCGCTGGGTTTGGCTGCCATCCTCAGTCAGATCTACCGCCTCGTCGCACAGATTGGCAGCCGCGATGAAGGTGCCGGCGTCGAGCTCGTCCGCGGCGGCGGCGAGGCCGGCTTCGGAACGCATGTAGTTCAGGATGCACAGCGCCGGGTTGTTGCTGTAGCCGGTGAGGCCGTTGCGGACATCGAGGATATCGTTGCGCCCCCAGACCTCGGCCGAGATGGTGGGGATGCCGGAGGAAAACAGGTCGCGCGTATACTCGAGCCGGACGTAGAGGTAGGCGCAGCCGAGCAGCTTGTGCTCGGCACTCCATCCATCCGGACTTTCGGCGATCAGGTCGGCATCGGCGGTGGTCTGGTTGCCGAGGTATTTGTGTATCCGCACATGGCCGGCGAATTGCCCGGCAATGACCATGCCCGAGCCGTCCACCTCGCTGATGTAGACAGGCACATCATTGAGCAGCACCGTGTCGATCGCGTGGATCGGATGGCCGGCGAGCACCACCACCAGGTGCAGGTAGATCTGTGCCTCGCCGGAGCTGGCTGCATAGACCAGCGAGCCGGAGACGCGCGCCTGGCCATAGACGATCACGCGCGGCGACACCGGCGTGCGGATCATCAATTTGCGATCGCTGGCGCTGCTGGCGCCGGATTTGGTGGCGGTTTTCTTCGGGGTGTTGAACAGCAGCGTCGCGCCATAGGCGACGGCGCCGGCGACGATGGCGCCGACGGCGCCGGCGACGATGGCGCCGACGGCGCCGGCGACGATGGCGGTCGCAGCCGAACCCGCTGCTGCCGCGACCACGGCAATGAGGATCGCCGCCACCTCACATCGCCCAGGCGCGCAGCGCCATCTGGCGCGGCACGAAACGCAGACCGTCCAGACCGGTGACGGCGATCGTCTCGCCCACCACCACCCCCAGCATCGGCTGGTTGCCGGCCAGGATAAGACACCAATCCCCCCGCGCCGCGAAGGCCGGGTCGCAGGCCTCGACCCCCTGTGCCGCCAGCAGGCGGTCCAGGAAGGCTTCCAGGCCTTCGGCGCCCAGGATCGCCTCCAGCGCCGCCTCGCTGTCGTAGGCGCCACGCCAGGCCGCCAGCGGGTCCCAGCCGGCCAGGGCCACCGTCACATCCGCGGCCCACATTCCGCAATCGCGCTGGCCCCAGGCGAAGGGCTGGTCGCGCCGGGCCTCGACCACCTCGGCCAGGCGCTGCGGCCAATCGGCAAAGCGCCGGCGGATCGGAACAGGCCGCATCAGCCGCGTTCCAGCGCGGTGCGCGTCGGCCAGATGATGTCCTTTTCTGCGGTGGCCGAGACGAAGGCGAAGCCGAGATCGCCGGGATGCTCGCGCTGCTGGTCTTCCGAAGTGTAGCGGCGGATGCGCGCCCGCTCCCAATCGACCAGCCGGTTCTGCAGCTGGACCCGCACCGCGGCGGTGGCGCCCAACTCCACCGTCATCTGGTCCATGCGCCCACGAAACACCACGATGGGATCGGCGACGGCCAGGCCTGCCGCGGTCAGCGGAACCTCCCAGACAATCCCCGGCCGCCCCTGGTAGGATTGGGTCAGGGCCAGGGCGATGCTGTCGCGCGGGATGCCCTGCAGCGAGATCGTCAGCCCATAGGATTGCAGCTCCGCACTTTCCTCCACCACCGAAATGCCGCCGAGCTGGCCGACGCCGATGAATGTTTCGCCGTCGATCGTGATGTCAAAGGGCGCGCCGCAGAGCCGCACCATGCCGGAGGCGAAATCCAGCGCCACGGCGGTAGTGCGGTCGACCACCTCGGCCTGCACCGCGGTATCGGCGGCCGTCGTCATGGGGCGGGTCATATCAGGGCCTCCAGGATATCCAGCGTGATGCGGCCGAAGGCACCGGGGCGCAGCCCCATGTTGCCGCCGTCATCGGCGCGCAGGCGGAACACGGCCGCGGGGGTGAAGGTGACGGCGGCGCCATCGGCCGGGCTTCGGCGGATGGCGGGCGCGATATTGGCCAGGACACGTCCGTCTGGGCCCGGGCCGCCGACATCGCCCGTCACCACATGCATTTGCGGGCGACCCGCCGGATCGTTCCAACCCACCATATCGCCGGCCAGAAACGACCAGCTGCCGCCATAGGTCCAGCCGGCCAGGATGATCTGGGTTCCGGTCTGGCCGGCACCGCTGATCGTAACCGGCCCAGCAGGAACACCATCGCCCCGCCTGGGCCGGTCCGGGCGGGAAAAGGTGAAGCGCCCCGCGCGGCCAGACAGGAATGCGAAGAACGCCTCCAGCTTGCGCGTATCGGCCTCCACCAGCGTCTCCCAGGTCAGTGTCGCCTCCCATCGCTCACCGGGCTGGCGCAGCGTCTGGGTGGTGCCATCGAAGGGGCTGGTGGCGGTCTGGGTGTTCCCGGTCAGGCGCCAGGTCATGGCGGATGGGGCAATGACGGAAGGAAAGGGCAGGATCGTCATCGGCGGCGGCCCACCGCCTTGGCGGTGCTGCCGCCGCGGGCGATCTGCACCAAAAACTGCTTCTGCGCCTCGGCGATCGCGTATTGTGCGGCGGCGGCGATCTTGGCCTCGGTCCCCGCCTCGGCGCCCCGCGCATCGATGGTGATGTTGGGCGCGAAGGTGTAGGCTCCACCACCACCTCCATTGGCCTGCACCCCCAGGCTACCATCGGCGCCGCGGCGCAGCGGCAGGATCGCCTCCGGCCCCGCCTCCCCCATCAGACCGGTGCCCCGGGCGAAGGGAAAGATGGTCGGGCGATCCACCACGCCACCCTTGGCGAAGGGCATGACGCCGCCGGCGTCGAAGGCATTGCCCTTGGCATTGAACAGCCCGGACACCGCGCTGCCCACGCTTTGGCCGGCGGCGCTCAGCGCCGGAGTCAGGGCGCTTTCCAACGGCCTGGTGATCGCGCTTTGCAGCACCAGCCGCGCCAGGTCGGACTCCAGATCCTTCAGCACGTCGCCGAGCTTTTTTCCGGCCAGGACCGCGTTTAACGTCTGGTCAACCGCTTTGCCCAGGCCAGCCGAGGCGGATTTTCCGAAGGCCGTGACAGACCGCTCGCCGCGCTCCAATTCGTCGTTGTAGCGACGTTGGGCCAATGCCTGCAGTTCGGTGCGGCGTTCGGAATCGAAGGTGCCATTGTCGATTGCCTTGAGCGCATCCTGGTAGCGCAACAATGCCGCATAGGCGGGATCGAGCGAGGCGGCGATCGCCTGGCCGGCCTTCTCATTGGCCTGCCGAATGCGGTCGAGTGTCGCCTCGACCTGGCCGGAATAGTCTGTCGGCGCGGCGGCGGCGCGGCCGCCACCATTGCCCGACGCGCGCGTTGGCGTGGCTTCCTGCGGACCGATCGGCGCGGCATAGACGATCGGCGCGGCAAGCCGGCGACTGACCTCGCGATACGCGGCGTCCTGCGCCTCCAGCGTGCGATATTCCTCGACCAGGCGGGTGCGGGTTTCGGTCACGCGCGCCAGGTTCTGCGCAGCCGCCTCGACGTCCGCGGCCAAGGCATCGCCGACCGGGTCTGGCGCCCGATTGGCTTCATCGGCCGAGGTGATCACCGGCTGGTACCGCGACTGCCGCGCCTGTGCAGCCGCCAGCGATGCTGCGGCCGCCGCCTCACGCCGATCGGCAACCGACATCTCGCCGACAATGCTGCCCCGCCTCGTGATGACTCGGCCGAAATCGCCCTCCAGCTGCGTCGCCTGCTGCAACCGCTGCGCATTGGCGGCGGCGATGGCCGACCGCTCCACCGCATCAAGGGATGGCGCGAGCGCCTGCAGCGTCGCATTCCACCGGCGCATCGCCTCATCCGTCGAAGTGGCGGCCTCGCCGGCGCGGGTGCTCGCCAGTGCGATGGAGCCGAGCGTCGCGATCGTGCCCAGAGGCGACGTCCCCAACGCGATCAACCGCGCCAGCAATCCCCCCGTCGAATTGCTCGCGACGGTCGCCGCGATGTTCAGCGCGTCCAGCGAATTCGCCGCGGCGGAAAGCGGTCCGGTGATCGCCGACAGTCCAGGCACCGCGGAACCGACGATGTCGAGCGCGCTCTGGACCTTGTTGATCTGGGCGGTAAACCCGGACATCGTCACGGTGGCGGTCGCGGTCGATTTGTTGACCTGTTCCATGGCCCGCACGCCGGCCTGCGCAATCTGCTGTAGCGCAGCTTCCACCTCCGCCTTGCCGAGCGCCTCCATGCGGATAGGCAATCGCGTGCCTGACATGCGTGCCTCCCCCTATGGTTTCGTGGTGGCCGTCAACAGACCGATCCGCACCGCATCCACCAGCAGCAGCGCGACATCGGCGGCCAGGCCCTGCTGCACCAGCAGCGCGGCCGCGGCCGCTACGTCGATGCCGGGGCCATGTTTGGTTTCACGGGTGCAGATCGTCGCGGCTTCCCACGCTGCCCAGCCCTCTACCGTGCGGGGCAGGCGGGCTGGGTCGTCGTATTCGCAGGGGCTGCAGGCGGACCCCCCGGCGCGGCAGCCTCGGCAATATCGGGGCCCGCCGCCGAAATGCCATTCGGCGCGGGCCCTGAGCCGTTTCCCTCCGCGGCCAGGGCCTCGGACGGCAGCAGCATGGCGGGGGCGAAGACCTCCATCATGCCTTCCACATCCATCAGCGCCTCGGCGTTCTCCGGTGTCAGTGGCGCCGCCACGCCCTGCCATTTCAGGATGCAGACGCTCGCCATGGCCTGGACGAACCAGGCATAGAGCAGCGGGGTCCGCTGTTCCTCCGCGATCACCCCGAACTCCGCGAGCCGCAGCGTTGCGGAGGCCATGGCGGCGGCCCGGGTGGCGGAGCCGGCGGGACGCGCGAAGACGCGCACGCCCTGCGGCAGATCGATCCAGCGCGGGGAGGTATCGGGCAAGGTCAGCATCAGGTGTAGGCCGCCACCTGATTTTTCAGCACCGCCGACAGCCGGCATCCGGCCGTCGCATCATACTGGCCCGTGTAGGAAAAGCTGGCCTGGATGCCACCGCGCCCCTGGACCGGCGGATCGGTCAGCTCGACCAGCGCCCCCGGCACGGTGAAGACCAGCGACTGCGTCGGCCCGAGCGAATAGCCGAAGGTGAGCGCGATGGGGAGGCCGGCCTCGGCATCATCGATCAGCAGATCCGAGTCCATGCGCATATCGACCGTGCCGGTCAGCGTGGTGGGGCCCGGCGCGGCCTCCTTGATGTCGACCCCGCCATTGGCCTCCCGCAGCCGCTCCAGCCCATTGCTGAACCGAATGCTGCCGCCGGTGACACGCGCCAGGGGGGACCCCGCGCGGTTGATCACCGTGGCCTGGCCAAGCAGTGGCAGGAAGAGGGCATCCACCGGCGAGGTATCCGCCGAGACCCCGGTCCGCACGCGGCCATTGGCCACCAGCCCGATTTTGGCCGATTGCGCTGCGGCCCCTGGGCTGAAGGTGAGATCGAGGGAATCGGCCCGACAGCCCAGCACCCGCAGAAAATCGCCCACGCCGCCCAATTGCCGCTCCACCGACGCGGAGGGCAGGGTGGTCCCGCCGGATTTGAACGTATGGACGTAATCCGTGGTGCCCGTCGTCACCGGCGCGCCGAAAACGAGATGGAGCCAGTGGCCGATATTGTTGAGGTCCATCGGCACTTCGATGGTCGGCTCGATAGTCCGCAGGCCGGTGAGCGAGATCCCGCCATCCCGCCCACCCTGGTAGCTGGTGACGTCCTGGTTTTCCCGGGGCTGCCTGGTCCCCGGATCGAAGGAAAGCACCGGCACGCGGTTCCACGCGGTGCTGGCAGATTGCGTGCCGTATGTGGTCTCGGTCGCCAGCAGAATATTGGCGGCATACCCAAAATCCAAAGCCATGAGGCCGATCCTTGCTCAGGTTGTGGTGGCGATCCGCAGCTGGGCAGCGACAACGCCGCGCGCGATCGCGTCGGCCAGGGCTGCGGCGAGTTGTGGCCGCTCGGCCGCGACCATGGCGGCGAGGTCGAATCGCTTCCGCAGCGTCACCTGGCGGATCAGCCAGAAGGCGAGGAATGATTTCTGGACGCGACCACGCCGCAGCCGTTGCTTGGTCGCCGGCGCGAATCCCAGCCGGTTGTTGGAGGTCACGCCGGTCGCGATCAGGAATGCGATCTGTGTGCCTGTGTAGATGAACTGCAGGCGCAGGCCGGTTGCGGCCTGAAAGCTCTTTGGCGTGATGCGCGCGGTCTTGCGGCCGACACCGCGAACACCGCCGCCCTGCACCGCCTCGATGGCGCGGAAGCCGCGGATCTTCGCGACCTCGGGCGTGGGGATCGCGAGCCAGCCGCCGTCCTTGCCCTGGATCACCACGCCATTGCCGAAGGCCTCGATAACTTCCGTCGCCTTGGACCAGACGATCCCCGCGGCGCCAAGGCTTGGTTTACCTTTCGGGTAGACATTGGATTGCATCGTGCGCGGCAGACGCGCGCCGAGGCCGCTGGCGGCGATCGCTCCCTCGATCGTCTTTTCCAACCCGCGCGTCCGGCTGGCCATGACCGCGGTGACCTGCTTGGCCATTTCTTCGACATGAAGCGGCGGGAACTGGCGCAGCCGGGCCACCGCGATTCGCGTGTCGACCCCGATCATGCCGCGGGCTGCGTCGCGTAATAGGCATTGACGCGGGTGGTATGGGATCGTGCCACGGATTTCTCCGGCACGTCGAGTGCCAGCCTGCCGCCGATGCTGCCATCGCCCTCGCCGATCTCCAGCGACAGGCAGGCCCCGCCCAGTGTGCGATCCGCCTCGATTGCGACCCGGCAGCGGTCGCGCAGCGTGGCAATCGCGCTCATGGAATGGGCGGCGGTCGCGCCATCGGCATAGCATTCGACCGACAGCCGCACGACGCGCAGCGCGGCACCCCCGACATAGACTTCTTCGAGGCCGTCATCATCCTCGAGCACCACGACGCGCGGAAGCTCGCGTGGTGTCAGCGGCGTATAGCGTTCGCGCTCGACCGGCATCTCGAGATCGGCCAGCGCCACGGTCAGCACTCGCTCGATGGCCTGGCCGATCAGGATGGATGCCGCGGTCGCCACGGCCTATTGCGCCGCCGTCGCCAGCCGCAGCGCCACCATGTTGGGATCGGCGTCGGCGCGCAGGTGGAGCATCCAGCGCGTGCGTTCGGCATCCCGCTCCGCCCAACTCACCGTATAGGCGGTGTCGCCATCGAGCAGCACATCGCCGGCCTGGGGCTCCGCCAGTTCGGCGATGAGCACCGAAGCCGTCATGTCCGGCACCACCAGCCCGACCTGCCCGAGCTGCATCTCGCGATCAGGCGCCGACAGGATTGCCCGCAGCGGCAAACTGGGGCCGCCGGCGGCCAGCTGATACCGGCAATCCGTCCCTCGGTCGAGGTTGCCCACCAGCACCGCCGCCGCCCGCGCGAATACCCCACCCACGGTTAGGCGGCCGCGGCCGGCACGCGCGCGCCGATCAGCGCCGTGACTGTGGCATCGGCCGCCAAGGCCGCTGCCACCGCGATGCCGGCCGCGATATTGCCGGTCGCCGTCTTGGTCAGCACGCGGGCGGTGTTGTCCCACCACAGCTTGTCGCCGACGGAGACGACCAGCGACGACTCCTTGGCCAGGTCATAGACGCCGTGGAATTCCACGGCGACCAGCGCATTCTGCGCCCCGGTGGACTGGGCCACGCCGAACAGGAATGCGCCGACCTGGATGCCCTGGCCGGACGTGATGCCGCTCGCATACGGGACCGGCAGATCCCATTCGTTGCCGCCGCCACGCGCGTTCGATGCCATGTCGTGATCTCCTGATATGAGGTTGGAAGCGGGCGCGCCGTCTCTGGCCGCGCCACGCCGTGGTCAGCCGAGGTTGGCGGCACCGGTACGCCAGGTGACCGCCTTGGCGCCGAAATCGAACAGCACACGGAACGTAATGCCGGTGTAGTCGATGCGCTCGGCCTGGGTGACCTGCGGCGTGCGCTGGCCGCGGATGTAGGAGATTTCGACCGGGCGCATCCCCGCCTCCGTCCGCACCGCATAATAGGGCTGCGGCGTCGAGGCGCCGTTCAGGAATGGGTCGAACACCGGCGCCATCATCGCCCGCATCTCGGCCGGCAGCGCGGCATCCTTCGCGTTCGGGACAATGGTGGCGCCGAGCAGCTCGAGCGCCGTGCGTCGATTGTTGCTGCCGGTCACCAACGCCGCAGACATAGTGGGCGGCAGCGGGGCGGCGAGGCGGCCGGCACGGGTCGGGCCGGTCTGCGCGTCCAGCAGGGCAATCAGCTGGCCCAAGCTGGTCGCCGTCATCGCCCCAGCCGTACCCAGATTTTTGTGCGTGGTCGAGAACAGCGCATTGCCATCGGCCATATTGGCATTCGCCGTCAGGATGCCGAAAACGACGCGGCGCAGGCCGGTATAGGCGCCCAGCGCCAGGTTCTGCGCGGCGCGCGTCAACGCGCGGGTATCGTCGTTGACGAGCGCCTGCTTGCTGACCGGCAGCAGGATACCGCGCTCCGATACCTGGTAGGTCTCGGCCGGGTCCTCGGCGATCGTCCCGATCTTCACCTGGCCGCCCTCGGCGAAAATCTCGGGTTCGCTGGCCTGACCGATGGTGGCGGCCGTGATCTGTTTGTAGTCGCCGACCTCCGCCTCATCCGTCCAGGCGGACCAGGTGTTCGGATAGGCGCCGTACAGCTCCCGCACCGTTTTGTTGAGGGTGTTGGCCAGCACGCCGACGAAATCGCCGGTGGTATGGGTGCCCGACGCGAAGGGCGCACCGCCGCCCAGCAGCATGTCCGCGACCTGGGCATTGTCCAGGCGATGCACGTTGCGGACCCCGGCCGCCGCCATCAGCTCGCGCGCGACACCCAGCATGCCGATTCCGGCGAATTCCCGCTGATCATCGGCATAGGTCACCGCGACACCACGCGCATTGGCGGCGATCTGCGCGGCAAACGCGTTGGAGACGCGGGCGCGGAGGGTATCGCCGGCATCGCGGGTGACGGTGAAGCCGGGGGTCGCGGCGGGGGCGCCGGCGGCGGCGGCATTGGCGGCCGCGGTCGCAGCGGCGACCCGCGTCGCTTCCGCCGCCTGGGCGGCCGCCGCCTGCGCGGCCTGGGCCGAGGCGGTGGCCAGGACATCCAGCGCAGCCTCCGTCGCGGCGACCGTGGTCGCCTCGGCCTCGGCCTGGGCCAGGACCCAGTCAGCGCCCAGATTGGCGCGCGCGGCAATGGTGCGCAGTTCGGCGAGTGTGGCCTTCATGTTGGGCATCTCCGGTATGGCTGATGGTGGGCGGAACGCGGCCAGAATGGCTGCGGGGGCCTCAGCCAATGTCTCGGCACGCGAGGCGTAAGCGGCAATGTCGCGGGGTGCGGTGGCTTCGGTGGCGAATCCGCGGGTCACCGCCTCGGCCGCACCCATCCAGGTGGTGGCTGACATCATCGCCGCGATCTCGGCTTCCGGCAGGCCGGTGCGCGCGGCATAGGTGCTGCGATAGGCGGACGAGACCATGTCGAGCAGGGCAGCCTGCTCCCGCATCTCATCGGCCTGGCCCACGACTCCACCCCAGGCGTTGTGGATCATCAGGAAGCTGTTCTCGGGCATCACGATCCGGTCGCCGGCCATCGCGATCAGGCTGGCGGCCGAGGCAGCGACGCCTTCCACGATGACGGTCTTCGGGCCCTTGTGGCGCGCCAGCACATTGTGGATCGCGACCCCATCGAACGCTGAGCCGCCCAGACTGTTGAGGCTGATGGTCAATGGCTTGCCTTCATGGCCACGCAGGGCGGCCGCTACGCCGCTGACCGTGATGTCCCAGCCCACATCGCCCATGAGCGTGAGGGTGATCCCTGCCGCCGCGGCGACGATGGCGACGCCCGGTTTGCGCTTCATGCATGGTTTCCTTTTCTATCCGCCGGCGACGCCGGTGGCCGCGATTTCGACATCGGCGTTCTGCGCCGCATCCTGCGCCGTGCCGCCATTGCCGGTGCGGCGTGGATCGCCGTCCAGGATCAGACCCAGATCGTCGAACATCGCGTTCACCTCGGCGAGTTCTGCCGCCTGGCGCTTGGGATGCCACCCGGCCTCTGCCACCGCCTGCGCCCAGGTCGTGATGCCGAGGCGCAGCTGCATGCGCAGCGCCATGGTGTCCTTCAGCGGATCGACCATCTCGAAATGCGGTGGCCCCCACTCGACCGGCCAGGTGGGGCGCGCAGGAAGTCGGCCCACCGACTGCGCGGCCGACACGAAAGCGCGGTGCACGGGCTGGCACCATTGCGGCACGATCATCAGCCATTGCGCGCTTTCCAGGCGTCGCTTGAACGACAGCCGACCAGCGCGGAGGCTCGAGTAATTGGCGTTGCTCAGATCGCCCGTCATCAGATCGTAGGTGAGGCCGTACCCTGTCGATATGGCGCGCAGCTGGTGCCGCGTGAATTCCGGAAAAGCGCCGCTGCCGGACGGGACCAGGAAGTCCACGGATTCGCCTGGAAGCAGGCGCTCGATCATGCCCGGTTCGATCTGCCGCAGCATCGCGTCGGCCGCACCGGGCTTGCCGCTCTCCAGCGGGCCCGTCGCCGGCCCGCCATTGCTGGTGACGAATGCGGCGACGCAGGCCTGTGCCATCGCCTGCATCATCGCCGCATCCTCGTACTCGTCGAGGAGGCGCAGCCGCATCATCACCGACGCAAGGTCCGGCACGCCACGCAATTGGCCGGGCCGATCCTGGCGATAGGTGTGCAGCAGGTATCTGGCCTCCACCCGCCGCGTATCCCCACCCGACCACGACATGCGCCCGGGCTCGCCAGGGTGATGTCGGAACAGGTGGTAGGCGACGGGTCGACCGGACCGATCCATCTCCACGCCCTGTCTGATCACGGCTCCTCCGGCCAGATCCTGCTCGATGCTACTGTCGAGATAATCCGGCTCGACCACCTGCAGCGCCAGCGGCACGGGCGAACCGCGGCGCCTCATGTCGTCGTAGGGCAGCGGCAAGCAAAATGTCAGGACCTCGCCGGACTCAGATCGGGTGCGCGCCATGAGCGCCTGTTGGCCGTAGACATCCAGCCGCCCCGCGATATCGGAATGCGGCGCCCATTCCTCCCAGAGCGCATCGTGCAGCTGGTCCAGCGCATCATCACCCGTCTTGGACCGCGGCACGATACCTGTGCCGATCTGGTACGATACCAGCATATCCAGCCCGGCGGAGGCATAGGGATTATTGCGCACCAGGTCGCGGGATCGTTCGCGGACCGGCAGCAGGTCATTACGCGTCTGGGCATTCGCGCTGCCGCCGTCGGTCAGCCACCCTTGCGTCCGGCGAGAGCGGCGGGCCGCATCGTAGGATGCGCTCAGCCGCTCCAGCTGCAGGATGTTCATCCGCGCCGCGGTGCGCCGCATCTGGTACACGGGCGCGATTTCGGCCAGCACGCGATCGAGCAAACTCATGTCAGCCGCGGACGAAGTGGGTCAGGGTTGTGCGCATCATCGGTACCGTGGCCACGCGCCCCTGCAGGATGGAAAGCGCCCGCTCCATCTCCATCACGGTCCGATATTCAACCGAGCTGCCATCTGCGAACTTCACCACCTTCTCACCGGTGGCGATGGCAGTGACCAACTTGTCGATGTCCGCCTGAGTCGCCGCCATTCCTGCCCCCTTTTACCGTCCTGCTCCGCGTCCCCAGCCTGTCGCGCGACCCCAGCCGGCCGCACGCCCCTCAGCCCAACCCGGCCTCGCCACGATATCGAGCGGCGGTTCCGGGGCTGGCGGCGGTGCCGCCGGCGGCGCTGCGACATCCCGAATCCCGGGCGCCCAGAAGCTGGCCAGATCCGGCTGCGCGGCCATGGCCGGCCCCAGCCGTTTGGCGGATAGCCCATCCCATTCCACCTCGGTGAACTGCGCCGTGTCATGGCGCGCCAGGGCGCGGGTATAGGTGGCCAGATCCCATTGTTCATTCGGCCCCAGTTTTTTCCATTCGCGGCGGCTGGTCCCTTGCCTGGTGTCGATCTCGACGCAGGCTTCAGCGCAGAGCTGCTGAAAAAAATTCGCGCTGCAGGCCTCATGGAACCGCATGGCGCCGCGCCGCCAGGCGCCGGTTTCATCGGGCCCCATTTCGGTCAGTCGCATGGCCGAGGCGACTTCGCTCTTGATGTCCCATGTGCCGACAGGCCAGAGCTGCACCACGCCGATCTTGCGGCCGTCGTAGTCGACATCGCGGATGGTGGGCGTGCCGATCGCCGGCAGCCCCCATTTGGCGCGTCCGTCGAGCGCCATCACCCGCGGTTCGGCCTGGCCCGCATGGCGCCTGGTGAAGCGATAGACCTGCGGCGACAGGAAGCCGGAATCGATGCCCCATGATGTAGCGCGCCAGCGCCGTCCCCAGGCGTCTGGCCAATCCCGGGCCATGATCTCGGCCATCTGGTCCCAGACCAGGCGAAGATTCGGATCGCCTTCAAGTACGCCACCGTCCACCAGCCATTGGCCGAAGTGCCGATCGAATCCGTAGACGCCCCATTCCAGGCGATTGCCCTGCACGTCGGTCGCGCCCTCCAGGAACAGCACTCCTGGAGGAATGCGCCCTTGCGGCCTGGCGTCTCGACGGCGGTGCAGAACCTCATGGCTCGGAAGATCGTGGTGAGCCTCATAGGCCTCGCCGAGCCATTGCTGGGTGAAGACCTTGTCGGCCTGCGGATCATCGCGCGATTCCTCGCGCTTGCGGGCCATCTCGGACCAGGTCGCGAAGGGCGAGTAGAGCGTGTTCAGCGCATAGCTTGCGTGGCTCCCCAACCGCTCGGGGTGTTCATGCACCCAGGCGCCAGCCGCCAGCATCGATCGCTTGGCCGCGTGCTGGATGGCTGCCCCGCAGCTATCGCAGTGGTAGGCTGCGAGCTCGGGCTTTCCGTCAGGCCAGTGCAGGTTGGCAAACTTCAATGCCTGCCGCGTGTGGCAGTGCGGGCATGGCACGTGATAGCGCCCGGCTGATCCTTCTTCCCACCGCTTGGTGATCCGACAGGTGCCCTTAAGCCCAGGCGTGCTCGCCGCGATAATTTTTTTGAGATTGCCCCAGGCGATAGTCCGGGTTTCGGCCATCAAGACCGGATCACCCCGAGTTCCGATGCTAAACGGGAACTCGGAAATTTCGTCCATGATCACGACGCGCTTGGTGCGCATCTGCAGGCCCTTGGACGAGTTCGCTCCGACGATCTCGATATTTCCGCCTGGGAAAATCTTGCGCAGCATCGTGCTGCCCGAATTATCTCGGCTCGCCAGCGGCTTGATCCGTTGCCGTACAGCGGGGCTGTTCTGAATCATTGGATCCAGCTTCTCCCGATTGAACGCGCTGGCCTCATCCAGTGACGGCAGCACCCAGAGCACGGTCGCCGGCGTCTCGCACGCGATCTGCCCACCTACGTTCAAAAGACCCGCCGTCTTCGCCGTCTGCGCCGAGAACATCAGGCTCACCCGTTCGCACGGGTGCGCCAACGCCATGCAGGCCAGGGGCTCGATAAGGTATGGGGTCCGGCTGGTCTTCCACTTTCCTGGAAACTTCCCTTCCTCGGTGCCGAGGATGCGCTTGTCGTCAGCCCACTCCGATGGAGACCTTGACGGTGGCGAAGCGAGCCCCCGCGACCAGGCGCGGCGAACTATCGTCTCAGCGTCAGGAAGCCCGTCCCATGTCATCGGTGTCTGGGTCCCTCACGCTATCCAGGGCGGCGGCAAGCGCCAGGACCAGATGCCCCTCGATCGCCTGTTCGTCCGCCAGCAGCACTAGGGCCGCCGCTTCATTCCTAGCTACGTCCATGACGGCCTGGCGGACCTTTCGAGCGATGTCTTCCTGCGCTGTCTCAACATCGCGTACCTGCACGAGCTCATGCTTTTGACGTGCCAATTCCAGCTCTGCCAGCTCGGCGTCGGCTGACATCTTCCGCTTGCGCTCAGCGGCTAATGACTTTTCATCGCCACCAACGATGGCGGCCGTGTCCGAGGTCTGCAGGGCCGGATCGATTCCTGATGCACGCAAAGCGAGGTAGGCATCCAGATCAGCCAGGCCATCGGCGCCGACGAGATGATGGCGGCGGACCTGTCGTGAAACGGTGCTTTTATGGACCCCGGCATGGGCGGCAATCTCTGTGATGGTCAGCCTTGGCATGGTCAACCTGCCTGCGTTGCAGAGCGACGCAACGGGTGCATCCAGTTGCACCCTTCCGCAACCCGTTCACCACCGACCCCAGACGCGCAAGCTTCCCGTGTGAGGGCAGGTGCCAGAAGGACCCGCCGGGTCGCCAGCCCTTCCCCCGATACCCAGGCGGCGCCGGTCAGCATGGCTCGACGGCGGCTCGCGGCATGGAGAGGCTGCGCTGGCCGAGGAGGCCGAACAGCACGGCGACGCGTCGGCTGTCGGACCATTTCACCGTCGCGCTGCTGCCGGCCAGCGGGCCCGTGATGATGCGGATGGTCGTGCCCGGGGTCAGGGGTGGCTGCGGCGACCGCGAGGGCACGTCCAGGGCGGCGGCAGCCTGGGCCGGTGTGATCTTGCCCGCCTCGAGCGCCTCGAGCGTTGCCTGGGGCACGACGGACTGCAGCGAGGCGGTGCGCAACATCAGCGCCATCGCGGCATCGGGCAGCGGGGTCGGCAACTCCGGCGTCGTGCCGAACAAGCGCTTGACGCCGCGAGTACTGGCGATGGGGCGCCATTGGTCGCGCTCTCGGTCGAACGCGACGAACAGGTAGCCGGGGAAGAGCGGACGCACGACGATGCGTGCCTCGGCCCGGCGGCACTGGTGGCGGACCTTGACGCCATAGAGCGGCAGGTAAGCCGTGAAGTCCTGTGCTTGAAGACGGTCGCGGGCTGTGCGTTCAGCGCCAGGTAGGCTTTCAACGCAGTACCAGCGGGCGGGGGGCTGAATGGCTGCCGCACTCCAGGGCGACAGAGCGCCCGGAGCCGGTTCAACGGCGTGATCTGGCATGCGGCAGGCTCCCATTGCAAGCTTCCTTTTTGCGTTGTGTTCGGACCGTCCCAACCGTCCCGCCTACCGTCCCGCTTAACCTATTGATAATAAAGGAATGGGACGGTTGGGACGGTTGGGACACCAGATTTCCCTCACGCGGGCGCACGCACACACATGAAGGAGATTGATCGTCCCAACCGTCCCAACCGTCCCAAAGCAGCGTTTTCAACGACTTGCGCGGGACGGTGGGCGGGACGGTCGGGACGGTCAGCCAGGCGGTCAGTCCTCCCTCTCGGGCCGCAGCGGTGGCAGCAGAGCGGCTGGAATGGCCGTGCAGCGCACCTTGCTATGCCCGATTCGCTCTGGGTTGGGCGGGTTCATGGCGCCGGGCAGACGGCGCAGGTCGTCGCGCCAGCGGCCGCTGTTCCATTGCGTGCCCTCGAAAATCCGAGTGAGGCGCGGATGGGCATTGGCGACGTAGAGCACCGTGCTGCCGGGCACGCCGGCCAACATGGGTGCGACACGTAGGCCGTGCTCGCCGAGCTGCCGACGCGCCTCGATCGGCACCTGGTCGTGCAGCGCCTGGTGGACGAGGCGGCCGATCGAAGGTTTCTCGCCGCCGTGGGTGATCTCGGATGGGCTCGCGAGCAGATGCGCCAGCGCAGCATGCGGGCCGTCGTCGGCGGCAGCCTCGGCGGCCGTCACGATCAGCCAGGGTATGCTGTCGATGGCGGCCCGCGGGTCGGATGGCCGGTCTGACAACATCATGTCGCGGGCGGCGAGGATGGTGCCGATCTGGTCGGCCAGACGTGGGGCGCAGCCATGGGCGAGGATGGCGGTGCGGATGGCGACGAAATTGTCATGGAACCGCGGCAGGCCGGCCAGGGCACGACCCCATAGCCCAGGGGCGCGGGTGGCGAGCAGATCGCGCTCCGCCTCGTCGGGCAGGCCCAGGGCGTCGCTATCCTCGGCGCGGGGCCAGAGGTCCAGGCGTGTGATGCGGCTGGCGTCCTGCGGCAGCAGCGGCGGCGGCAGGATGGCGCCCAGCACGGCAGCGCTGGTGACGCTGAAGACCTGCGCCGCGCCGCCAGGCGACCCCTTGACGGTGCGCGCGCCCTCTCCGCCGCTGACGCGGCGCAATAGCTCGATCACCTTTTGCATCTTGAACTGGCCGTCCATGTCGCCCTCGGCCTCGTCCAGCACCAGCGGCGCGGCGCGGCCTGACAGGGATTGGCGCAGGCCAGGCTCGGTGAAGTCGTTGCTCGCGAAGGCGAGCGGGCTGGCCAGGGCGTAGATCTCCATCAACGACGACTTGCCGGTGCCGGCGCCGCCGACCACCAGCGCATGCGGGCGCCAGCGGATCGCCGCGCCGAGCAACCCCGCGGCCCATAGGCCGAGGAAGACGCCGGCCTCGCCGCTACGCTCCCACGTCCAGCGCTGCAGCAGGCCGAGGAGCCAATGGGCGTGTTCCAGGGGCGCGGGATCGCCGGGCGGCGGCACCGCGGCGCGACGGGGCCAGAGCGCGCCCCAGGCGGCGAATCCGGCATTGCGTTCGGTCACCTGCCCATCGGCGGCGACATGGCGCACCTGACGGCCGGTGTGCAGCACCATGGCGGAGCCGGCGCGCCAGACGCCGACGCCGCGCTGCGGCACATCGGGATCGAACAGGCCGTGACGGGCGCACTCGGACACCAGCCAGGCATTGACGTGCTTGGTCGAAAACCAGCCGGTCGGGTTGCCCTCGCGGTCGAACGCGGGAAAGCGGCTGGACAGCCAGGCGACGTCGGCATCGAACAGGGCGAGCAGGGTGGGCGAGGAGCCGAGGTCCTTGGCGGGTAGGCCGCGCAGCTCACCATTGGCCTGGAACACCCAGTATTTGCCGTCGGCGGTGCCGATCGGGGCGACCGGCGGGTTATCGAAGCGGGCGGGATCCTGGTTCCGGTCCTGGCGGTCGCGGGAGGCCCTGGCGGCGCGCTTGGCATCGCGCTTGGCATCGTTCAGGGGGATGACGCGTTCGCTCATGCGGCGCTTCCGAGTGCCAGCATCCCGGCAGAACGCGCCATCGCAGCGGGACTGATCCACAGCACTTCGCAGCGCTCGCGCCCGCCATCGGCATAGGCGAGCCGCTCCAGTCTGCGCCAGCCGCGCAGGGCGTCGTCGTAGAGCGGATGCGGATAGCCGCTGATCACCACCATGCCGGCGAGGCGCACGGCGAGCTCGAGCATCTCCACATGATCGGCCTCTGTCATCTCATGCCGCCGCCACGAACACCGGCGGCGCGGCCGGCACCGGGCGGCGCAGCTGCTGCGCGAGCGCCTCGCCATGCGCGAGATCAGTGCCGATCACGCCGTCGTGGCAGCGGCGTAGATAGGCGGCCTGGGCCTCGGGCGATCCGAGGGGCAGCGCGATCGCCGCGGTCGGCAACAGGCGGACCCATTCGGCCAGGTCGCGAGCGATGCGAACAGGACCGTGCAGCGACAGCGCCGAGCCCGGATCGCCCAGCGCATCGGCATGGCCGGTCAGACAGGGCAGACGTGCGGGGCGCTTGGGATGCACCGCCACGAGATCGACCAGCGGGCCGAACACCACCGGATCGATGAATCCGAAGGCCAGCACATAGCGGGCCCGTTCGACCAGCTCCATCCGGGCCAGGGCGCCGGGTCCGGGGCCCGTCCAGGATGATCCGCCGCGCACCGCGACGATCACGCGCCAGTCACGCGGACGCGCCTCGGCGATCGGGATCGGCTCCCATGCGGCATCGCCGTCTTCGCCGATGCTGTCACGCACCGGCAAGGCGCCGAGCAGCGATGCGGCGAGGGCCCCGGCGCCGGCGAAGGGCGCGGGCAGCGGGTCGGGCAGGCGCGCGCGGTGGCGCCAGGCCTCGGCCCAAATCCGAGCCAGGTCCATCACGCATAGCCCTGGGGCCGGGCCACGATCAGCTCGGCCCGGCGCACGGCGCGTAGGCCGGCTGGGACGAGCAGCTCCACCCGCTGCATAGGGCTGAGATGCGCCGCGGCTATATACGCCATGGCCGATTCGAGGGCGGCCTGGGCGTGCAGCAGGGAATGACCGTGACAGGCGCTCAATAGGGCGCTGGTCAAACCGGGATCGGCGACCGGCAGCGGCGTTATCATGATCGGGTGGCCCGGGCGAGAATCGGGGCGATCAGCGTGGCCAAGGGTCGCAGGGGCCAAAGATCGGCCCCGCCATCGGGCGTGGCGGGGCCAGTTTGGGGAGGACTGACTGTGTCACGGCACCGCGCATCCGACGCGACACGGCTGGCCGCGACGCCCAGGCCGTCAGGGCCACCCGAGAGCGTCGCGGAAGGGGGGAGGGGAGACATTCAAGCGGCCCCCGCGGTGGGGCGGAGATGCACCACGTCGAAATGCCTGGCGCACCAGGAACGGCCCGGCAGCGACGGCGCGTCGCAGAACAGCGCAGGCTGCGGCGGCCGGGCGCGATGCGGCCACAACGGATAGCGGCAGCAGCCGGTGGTGGCCGCGCGCGGGGCAGGCACGGGAGGGGTCGTGGCGGCGGGTGGACGGGGCAGCCTGGTGCGCAGAGGATCGGCGCGGTGGACGGGGTTTTCGCGCGGCGTCAGCCGCAGCCGATTGACCCGGCCCACGACCGCGTTTTTGGTGACGCCCAGCAGGATCGCGATCTGCAACGTCGTGGTGCCGGCGGCCCATTCGGCGCGCAGCACCGCATCGGTGTCGGCGGACCAGCTCATGCCCCCTGCCCCAGCGGCAGCGGGCGGCCGGCCAGCAGCGCGCGGGCCCGCAGCGTGGCGGCAACCAGGGCGCCGAGGTTCGCGTCCAGCACGCCGTGCTCGGCGTCGTCGAGCAGCCCATCGGCGGCGGCATCGAACAAGGTCACGCCGGCCTCGGCGGCGACGCGCAGGGCCTCGGCGCAGGCGCGGAGTTCGTCGCCGCGCACCGCCTCGGGCAGCGGCATGATCTGGTGATGCGTGAGGCGCGCCAGGACCGCGGTGATCAGCGGCGCATGCGTCGTTGCTTCCAGGTCCGCCGCCACATCGGCGGGGATCACGACGTCCGGCTTATGGGGGTTGGCGTAGTCGGAGAGTTGGCTCTTGCCGACACGCGTGATGGTCGCGGCGGCCTCGACGCCGCCGCACTCCTCGATCAGGGCCGAGGTCGCGGTTTTGATCGCGCGGATGTCGCGGGGCTGGGTGGGGCGCATCAGGCGGCGGCCTTGGCTGGGGGACGGGGTTTGGCTTGGTGGTGCGCGCCGGCGGCGCAGCCTTTTGTTGCGGGGTCCATCACGTTAGGGCAGCGTGCCGCCAAATTGATGGGGAGGCGGCCATGGAGGCCTTCGCTGGGCTGCTGCTGCTGGTCGCCGTTGGTGTTGGCGTCTGGGTCGATGCGATTTGGGGCATCGGCCTCGGCTTTGTCGCGATGGTGCTGATCAAGGCCGCAACCAACGCCAAAGCCAAAGCTGCCGGAGCGCTTCAGCGCACCGCGGCGCCGGCCGATGATGCCCAGGAGGAAGCGCCCCCGCCGCGACGGGCGAGGAGAAATGTCCATACGATCAGGGTGGATGTTGACCGCATCCTGGAAGACGTCCGGCGCGGGGTTGCCGAGGACGCCGACGATGAATTTCTGCCAGCCGCGAAGGGTCTCGGCATCGAGGTGAGCATGCGGTACCGCCCCTTTGATGCACCCCGCGCCGAGGAGCGGCGCATCACCATCGACACAGTGACCGGCGAGATCGGCCAGGACGGCACATTCGAGCCGCATGGGTATTTTCTCGGCTACTGCCACCTGCGGCGCGCCCCGCGCATCTTCCGCCTCGATCGCGTCGAGGAAATGATCGACGAGGAAACCGGCGAGGTACTCGGCGACGCGGACGATGCACTGCACTGGATGGCCGAGCGCGTCACCAACGACATGAAGGCCGGGCGCGGCCGGATGGTGCGGGCGGCGGCCGACTGAGGTATCGCTGCGCCGAGCCTGGAGAGGTTCCGGGTGCGATACGGCGCGTCGGACGTCATGCTGCGATGCATGATCAGTGAGGGTCTTCATGCCGCCCGTCCAGCCCGGCTGAGCCAAGCGCACGACATGGATCGGGTCCATCAGGCGGTCTCGGTGATGGCGTGAGCAAAGCTAGGC